TGGAGACCTAAGTGTTGGTGGAAACTTAACTGTAAACGGAACTACCACAACAATTGCTACGGTTAATGTTGAAACAAAAGATAGAAACATTGTCTTAGGTAAGGTTGCTTCTGGAACATTTACAGGTGATATTCAATTCGGTCAATCCGAAATCACTAACGTTAATGATACAACCAATCTTGCTCCTGGTGTTCAAATTACCCTCACTGGTGGTGGTGGATCTGTATCACTCCCTAGTCAAGGTATTGTTATTGCAGTAAATGGAACGACTGTTGATATTGACCAAACTTTCCAAGGTTCTGGTTCTGCAACTGGTGCTAACTTCACCGCTGGTGGTCCTACAGATGCAACAGCTAACGGCGGTGGATTGACTATTCTTGGAGCAACTAATAAGACAATTGCTTATAACCAAACAGGAGCAAGGTTCAATATCAGTGAGTCACTCAACCTTGCAGCTGGTAAGTCAATCAGCATTGATGGAACTGAAGTTCTATCAGCAACTGCAATTCTAGGATTGACTGCTGGTGGTGCTAGTGGTGGTCTTGTTACCACTGGTGGTACACAAACACTATCTAATAAAACACTAACTGCTCCTAAAATTAATAGCACTCTGAGTGTTGGTGTTAGTGCTGCAGAATCAACTGGTACTGCTGGTCAGGTTCTAACCAGTGGTGGTGCATCTGGAAACCTATCATGGACAACAATCAGTGTTGACGCAACTCAGATTGCAAGTGGAAATAGTAATGCTACATTTAGTGGTGCTAATGGAGACCTCACAATCAGCACCAACGGAAGTCTCTGTGCAACCTTTAACACCTCTAACAACTTAGTTGTTACTGGAACAGTTACTGCACAGTCCTCTATTGTCCTCAAGGACAACGTAGAGACCATTACTGACGCTCTTGCTAAGGTAATGAACCTACGTGGTGTTGAGTTTGACTACAAGGCATCTGGAAGACATCAAATTGGTGTTGTTGCAGAAGAAGTTGAGAAAGTTGTTCCATGTTTGATTGATGAAACCAACGGAATTAAATCCGTTGCTTATCAAAACTTAGTTGCCGTTCTTATTGAGGCAGTTAAGGATCTCAAGAAAGAAATTGATGAACTAAGAGGAGTTTAAAACATGGCACTTAATTTAACAATGGGGTCGGAAGGTTTAACCTTTAACGACCCTGGAAATAGAAGAAATATGGGGAAACCCTTTTTCTTCAGGTCGTCTAGTGATACCAACTATGCATTGAGCACTAGTTGGACTCAGGGACATACCACCAGTAATTTTCAAATTCCAAAATCATCACACTTAATTACACATTTCCATTATCCAATCAGAAATGAGTCTAGTGATTGGGGTGGTGGATATTCCAGAATGTATTATTCTGTCAATGATTCTTCATGGATTTTTTGTGGTGACTATGGATATTGTAGAGGTGCGATGGGAAACGGAAAACGAATGATCAGTGGAGCAGACTGGCAAAATGCTTTTGATTTTTCTGGTATGACAACTGATTTCAATGTGAAATTCAGATATGATCACCGAACCCATGACGGGACATCTGGAAATACAGGATCCAGTCATGGATATTCCAATGCAGACAATACATCATATCATGGAGCTACAGCTCCGTGGGTTCATTATCTAGTAGTACAAGGTTGGCAATACTTATGAGCACTTTAAGACCCGATGGAGTAGAATTCGGAAACGGAAGCGGATACTCATCAACAGAAAATTTACAAACTAGTGGGTGGTTTCATTATCGCTGGACAGAATCAGGTGGAACAAGTTTTGGTAGCACTGTCGTTGTTGGACAAACGACTGGTGTAATGAATTTACCTCCAAGATCAAAAATATTTGTATATACAAATACTCCCCTTAGAGGAGATACGACTGCATGGGGAGGTCACTATGAAGATCTTCAATATTCCGTAAATGGTGGTAGTTGGACGAGTGTTGGTCGTTCTGGATTTGTTTCTAGAATGATGACTTCTAATCAACCAATTACTGCACATAAAGATTTTTGTGTGATGGATTTTAATAGTATCACTTCAGATTTTACATTAACACTTAGGACCACACACCAACAATATAATGGTGGTGGAGCTGTAAATAGTAGTTGTGGTATTAGTGGCGGCGACGACAACACCACATATGATGCAAATAACCAACAGAATTCTGTCTGGAAGCAAATGATTATTATGGGATATGGACAGGGTTCATCTTCTTAACTTATATAAATAAAAATAAATACTGGTCTGTAGAGATTTAAAGCAATGGGTATTAGAAATTCCGACGAAAACCTAAACTTGGCTGTAAGAGTTAGTTTTATGCCGCCATCTCTTACTGATGCTGCGACGGTTTTAGATTCAAATTTTATTGGCAGTTGGTCACATTCTGCTCAACTGGAAAACTATAGTCCAGAGGAACCAGCTTTTACTAGTGGTGATGACTTCGCGTATGCTCCAGCGATGGATCCAAATCCTCCATATGAAGCATTGGAATATACTCCACCATCAAATGAAGATGTCTATACTCAGTGGAAGTTGATGTTTGATGAGTATTCAACATCTGCCGTTTACAGACTACAAAGAGAAACAGAATATCCATCTCTAGGAGAGCAGTTAGATGCTCTATATCATGATATTGAAAACGGAACCATATCAACATCTGGTGCATTTGCTTCTTTAATTAAAGAAGTAAAAGATACATACCCAAAATCTTGATAGGAGTATAAAAAATGGCAGTAACTTTAACAGCAGAGGGTATTGAATATCCTAATAGACCCCAAACTTCTGTTCCGTTTATGTATCAACATGTTGATACTAGTGGTACTGGTATTGGTGGTTCCGCAGTAACAATTTTAACAACACCAGATTGGCAAACACCTGCAAAATCAAATGGTGTTATGTGGATGTATGTTCCACAAAGAAATGATGCTGGATCTTGGGGTGGTCATCATATTCCACTATACTATAGAATTAATGGTGGAGGATGGGTTGGTATGGGACAAAGTGGATATTCTCAAACTGATACTACCATGGGACACAATGGCGGTGGAAGAATTGATCACCAGTGTCAGTGTTGGAATTTTGATTTTAGTTCAATTACTTCAGATTTTACAGTTGGATTTAGAGTTGACGGATATCAACACAACGGTGCTGGTGCATATCTGAATAGTTGCGATACTGTTAACAATGGAGATTCTACATACACCTTTGATTATGCTGCAAATGGATCAAAATCAGGTAGTGCTGCATCATATAGTGCTGGACATATTGCTTGGTATGGTATTGGTGGATAAGTAAAACAGATTTGATTTTTTATATAATTTAAATGGAGATATAATGTCTAGTTTTGACCCGAAAGGAATTAATTTATTTGATAATGTAATACCATCAGACATTAACGCAAGGATGCACTCAACACTTATGAGTCATCCAAGATGGTGTGTTGTCACTGATAATCTTCCAATCAACGTATTTCAAATGACCCATGGTGGTTGTGATGCGGGGATGATTATCTGTTCATACCGAGATTTAGATAGCTCATCAATTCGTGTTGAAAGCGAATATGTACGATTTGATAGTGACGATTTTGTTGATCCCACTATAGGTGATCTGAACTTTTATGCTGAAATGATTCGGGATCTTATTATTAAAAAATGTGTCACCCGAAATGAACATTGTATTTGGAATACGTTTAACCACATTTCTTCAGTAAGATATTTTTGGAACTATTATCATGATAGTTCAATTGGCATTGAACATACAGATATTAATCAACCAGATCACTGGAGTATCATTTATTATTTGAATGATAATCCTGGGAAAGGAACAATTATTTTTAAACCTAATGATGATGGAAGTTTTGAAGAGGTCTTAGTTCCTCATGTTGCTGGTAACGCTTGTTTATTTCCAGCACACTGGAGACATAAGGGAACAACAGCAAATAAACACACACATAGATCATGTTTAAATATTCTTTTTAGTGCCACTTTGCGATAATATAATATGAGTGATTTTGATGTGATATCAAACGGAATGACTGATCGTGATTGTAATTGATAAATACCTTTAGGAAAAGTATAGGTATATCGTATGGCTCAGCCTGCCAGTAGGACCGAGCTAAGGGACTATTGTCTTAGACAGTTAGGGTTCCCAGTTCTGGAGATCAACGTAGACGATGATCAAATTGAAGACTCTATTGATGATGCTCTGCAGTATTACAGAGAGCGTCATTATGATGGTATTGAGCGCATGTACCTTAAGCATCAATTTACTGATGCTGATATAACAAGGTTTACATCGGAAAATGAAACTGTTTCTACTGCTGCTCCAGACGCAGCAACTTGGGAGAACAGAAAAAATTATTTAGAAATTCCTGATCATGTAATTGGTATCAGTAAAGTATATGGTATCAGTTCAAATTTTGTAAGAAATAATATGTTTGGTATGAGCAACCAATATTATTTGATGGATTTGTTTTCAAATGCATCAGGTACAGGTCTTGCTTTTGGTGGTTTTGATATGGTCAACTACTTCATGGTGAAACAACACTTTGAAAATATTGATATGATTATCAATACTGGTTCACTGGTTTCATATAGATTTAATTGTAGGCAAGATCGTTTATATATTGATATTGATCCGTTAAGAGTTACTAAAGATCAATGGTTACTCATTGACTGTGAGAGAGCTCTTGATCCAGAAACATTTACTCAAGTTTACAACGATCCGTTTATTAAAAAATATAGTACGGCATTAATTAAAAGACAATGGGGTCAAAACCTTATTAAATTTAATGGCATTCAACTTCCAGGTGGTGTCAGTATGAATGGTAGAGAACTTTATACCGACGCAACAAAAGAAATTGATGCTCTTATGGAGAAGAGTTCTTCTTACTATGAACTTCCCCCAATGGATATGATAGGATGAAAAAAGTTTATTTCCCACAGCACGGAGGAAACAGAACTGAACAGAATCTTGTGCAAGATCTTGTGGATGAACAAATTAAATTGTTTGGTTCAGATGTATTTTATGTGCCTAGGGTAAGTCTAAGAGACAAAGCACTAGGAGAAGTTATTCAATCAGAATTCAATCAAAGTTATATGATTGAAATGATGTTGGTTAATGTTGAAGGATTTGGAGCAGGCAATGAATTTGTTAGTAAGTTTGGTTTGAGGATTACTGATGAAATTACATTTGTTGTTTCCAGAAGAAGGTGGGAACAATCTGCAAATCCAGCACTCAATTTAACAATAAATGGTAGACCAAACGAAGGAGATCTGATATATTTTCCATTAACAGAAGATACTTACGAGATCAAGTATGTTGAAAGAGAACAACCATTCTTCCAATTGGGAAAACAGTATTTTTATGTTCTTACTGCTGAACTCTACGAGCAAGGAGCAGACAAGTTTGACACAGGGATTGAAGAAATTGATGATATTGAAAGAGATTTCAGTAACATCACAACACTTAATCTTGGTCTTACTACCAGACAGCAATCAACTGGAACAGTTAGCGTTGATTCAGGTGGTACAATCATTGGAACAACAGTAACACTAGCAGGAACTGGATATAATACAGAACCCTCTGTAACTATTTCAGGTAGTGGTACTGGTGGTATTATTGAATCTACTATATCTGATGGTGGTGTAGTGTCACTATCAGTCGTTAATGGAGGAACTGGATATGATCCCACAAATCCACCATCAATAACTATTGATGCTCCACCAGAAGCAGTTAACTTTATTAAAGATGAACATGTTGTTATTGGTGGATTTGTAGAACAAGGTTCTAACAGAAACTGGACATCATCTAATAGTGTGATTAACGTTACTGCTCTTGGTGGATTTGATCCAAATTTTGCAACTACAACACAAACAAAATATTTCTATTGGAAGTTTGAGGACACTCGTATTTCTTACGTGTACACATACAATGGCACTGATGTAACTACTGTTCCTGGTTTCTTTTATTATGATACAGCAAACCTACAGTATGTAATTAATGCATATGAGGATACCAGCACTAGTGGACAAAGAGCAGCAATGTATGATCTTGATAGTGCTTCTGTTGCAGAGGTTGCTGATTGGAATGGTACTGATTATACATTAGAAGTTATGAACCGTACTGGCAACTTTATTGATGGCGATACCATACGTGGTGTTGAATCTAATGCGATATATACATTAGGTTCATTTTCTACCATTAATAATACAAGCACTGAGTTTGATCAAAATCAAGCGATTGAAGATAGTGCTGACGACATTATTGACTGGGGTGAAAGAAATCCCTTTGGTGAATTTGGTAATTATACAGGTAGCTTCTGATGTTAGGAACACAATTTTATAACGAGGCAATTAGAAAGACTGTAATTTCATTTGGTACTTTGTTCAATAATATTGAACTTAAGAAAACAATTGACGGTCAGACTATTGAGGTTGAAAAAGTTCCTCTTGCTTACGGTCCAAAACAAAAATTTCTTTATCGCCTTGAAGGTAATTCTTCGGATGGTAGAAAAGTAGCGATGACGATACCGCGTCTCTACTTTGAAATGGTTAGTGTTGAATATGATGGAACAAGAAAAACTGCTGCTACACAAAAATACAAAACAACTATTGACGGTAATGGTGAGGAAGTAAGAACACAATACGTTCCTGTTCCATACAATCTCGGATTTGAAGTTGGTATTATTGCTAAGTCTCAGGATGATGGTCTACAAATTTTAGAACAAATTCTTCCATTCTTTCAACCATCACTAAACATCAGTGTTAAATTTATTCCAGATATGGATGAAATCAGAGATGTTGCAATTGTACTCAACAATGTGAGTATGGAAGATGATTGGGAAGATGACTTTGCAACTAGAAGATCAATTACATATACTTTACAATTTACTGCTAAATCATATATTTACGGTCCATACACTAAAGCAGATGTCATTCGCAAGTCTCGTATTATTGAGACCATTGGCGATCAGAACATTAGTAAGAGACATGTTGAGCTCTCGTACACACCAAAAGCAACGGTTGATTATAATCAAGATGGTCAAATTGATGCCGCAGATGATGCATTTGTAACATCAGAAGATGATTTTGGATTTAATGAAGGGATGAGTCTGCTATGAGTTTAGAAGAAAACATGGAAGACATTCTTAATATTGATTCTGAGGTTGTAAAAAGCGAACCATCTAAACCAAAACCAATTAAAATTGATAAGGATGATCGTACAAAAGACTACGAATATACTCGTGGAGAATTGTACTCCCTCATAGATCACGGTCAGGAGGCAGTCAGAGGCGCTTTAGAGGTCGCTCAGGAGTCAGGGCACCCTAGAGCGTATGAAGTCGCTGTAGCGGCAATGAAGCACGTTGCAGACATGACAGAGAAACTGCAGGATCTTCATAAGAAGATGAAAGATCTTGATGAAGATAAAAAAGGTCCATCCAAGGTTACCAACAATGCTATGTTTGTAGGATCTACAGCAGAGCTTCAGAAGATGCTCAAAGATATGAGTGGTGGCAAACGATAAATAATCTCGTACACCCTCGTCGGTTGTTATGATAGATTATAGAGAATTAAAAGAACTCTGTGAAGCTAAGCGTGGTTTGTATGCAAATATCCACGCAAAGCGAAAACGAGGAGAAGCACCAGCGAAGTCAGGTAGTAAGGACTACCCCGCAAAAGATGCTTTTCAAAAGGCGGCGAGGACTGCCAAAGAAAATTTTGAACTCACAACAGAATCAGCCTGGACCAAAAAAGCAGGCAAAAACAAAGAAGGAGGACTCAATGAAAAAGGACGAAGATCTTATGAAAAGGAAAATCCAGGATCTGACCTTAAAGCACCAAGCAAGAAGGTTGGAAATCCCAGGCGGGCATCCTTCTGCGCTAGAATGAAGGGCATGAAAAAGAAATTAACCAGCAAAAAAACTGCTAACGATAAGGACAGCAGAATCAACAAATCACTACGTAAGTGGAATTGCTGACATACTTGTTAAAAGTATGTTAAAATAGAGCAATTTTACTCACACGATCTATAATTATATTATGAGTTCTGATATGACAATGCGTTTAAATGACAGCGACATCACACGTTTGATTAAAGCTTGCCGTCTCTACCAAGAGAAGACAGGTTCTGAATGGATGTGGGACGAATACAATGATTTGATTGCTAAACTCAATACTTATCAAGATCAGCATTCTTCAGTCAAATGAAAGTAGGAATGATTGGGTTAGGTAGTATAGGCGAAAGTATGTCTCGCCGTATGATTAAAGAAGGTATTGAAGTCTGGGGTTACGGTAGTAACTACCAGAAGGCATGTGAACAATATGAAGCAGGATATATTAGTGGATGTGTGACCTCACTAGAGTATCTTGTCCAAGCAGTTAAATCTGACCGCAACCAATATACTAGTGCTGGGAGAATTCCTGGCATCTTTCAAATTACACTTCCAGAAGTAAAGGTAGAAGACACACTTGATGAGTTACTACCATTACTTGAGGGGGGTGATATTATCATTGATCATAGTAATACTGACATAACAAAATGTCAGGAACTTGAGAAGTACTGCTCTAAATTAGGCATCTCATATATCTTCTCTGGAGTATATGGGGCAACCCATGCTGTCAATGCATGTTCTAAAATTTTTCAATCACTATCACCAGGTGTCGTATGACTTTAGCACATGTCTTACTTTTCGGATCACTACCCTTTATATGTGCCACCATATATTTCGGGTACAGAAAGGGTGAAAATGTCTATTATGAAAGTGACAAATATGACGGAAATGGAACAGCGCATTAAGATGAGGCATGCGTTTGCCATGTCATCATTTGCTAGATTATTCACACCCAACAGAATAACATATGAGATGAGAGCATTCTGCAGAGAGTGGTCGCAAAATAAAGAACAACCACCGCAGGCTGATTTGTATAAAGTTGATCGTTACTTCTTAGAACTATGGAAAACATGGTCATCTCCTTTATAGTAGTTTATTGTTTATTCGGATTATTTCTTTTTGTCCTTTCACTTTTACAAGAGTAATGTTACAATTTGCTAGGTTTTGTGGAACAGTATTAAATAACCCATGGGGATGTGGACTATTGGCATGGTGCCTAGTCTTCGTTCCCATTATTGGTATGTGGGCAGTACATAAATATTCATGGGAACACTGGGAACCATTCGCGAGGAATCATAAATGAATCCAGTAATTTTAATCGGTTGCTTTACACCACTGGTTTTAATTTTTATTGTAATGAAACTTGCTGTATGGGTATCTGCAGTTAATTCAGAAAACTCTTATGTTGGAAAAGAACCCTTCAGAAAACGAGGACCCTTCTTGGACGATGCATATGCAGACGTTGATGAAGAGGAAGAGGAATATGGAGATCGCACAGACTATAGATGATGCTCTCTACGAATATTATTTTTTAGAACGTGGTCAAGAAGTTCCTAACTGGAGATACATTAAAGACCAAGATTGGTGGATTGAATATCTAAAAGAGTTAGGAATTGACCCGAGGAACCCATGAAAGAATACGACTATCAGGTTAGTTTAACAATAGATGATATAAAACTTTTACATCATTGTGTAGTGAAGAGATTAGAAATGTGGGAAGGATCACCTGCTCGCCCACCAGAAGAACAGGAACATTTGTGGTATCTTCGGGATTCTTTTTATCGTATGGTGCTGGAATATAGTTTTGAAAATTTATGAATTTATTATTACGCCCTCTAGATAATGTTGCTGATCCTGTGTGGTCAGTGATTATATGTGTGATACTAGCAGTTGCTGGTGCTTTGTTTGTAGTCATATACATACTAAGAGAAGCATTTGCAGAGTTAGAAAATGGGAGCAATGACACCACCGAGCAGGAAGAGCTGCTACAACTTCCGAGTGACGGAGATCAATCGTGTCCTTG